CCAATCAAAATTATTGTTCGCATCCCAGAAGGTCTCGTGTGCGCGCTGGCTCATGTCCATCACCGCCGTACGTGCAATGGCACGATTGCGCGTGACTGCTAATTGACCCATCCCAGGCAGACGGTTCGCAATCTCCTCGTTTGTCTCGCCCAACAGAAAGCCTTGCTTCACCGCCTTATCAATCTGCTTGATGTTGTCTCGAATCCAGACGCTTGTACCCTCGCTAGGACCAAACAGGTGCTCTAGACTCTTGCCTAAAACCTCAGTCTTCTCTGTAATCGCTACTAACTGAGTGCGCGTAAACTGCACCGACGCAATAGGCGGTCTGCTTCCAATCCCATCAACCACTGGTAGCGATACCCCATCACGCGGAATACTTGCTATCACCTCCTGCTCGGGGTTGTTAGTTGTAGCAATGCGCAGCCAGTCTTCAGCCCATTGCACCTGTCTAAGCACTTCACCATCAAGCCCCTGCTTTAGCTCTCTGTAAAACGCGACATTGGGACCGGTGAACATGCTCGCGAGCTGTAACCGCAGCTGCTTGTAGCGGATCTCGCGTTCTAACGCCCCTGGCGGCATCGTCTTTACGATCTCGCGGACTTCTTTAAAGATCATCGCCAATTCAGGCGTCACTTTGGACGCCAGATCGCGCGATAGGTTTTCAAGCCTGATGGCGTTACGGATCGCCGCAAAGGCTTGGTCTTCAATCATCAGCCCTTAGGCGGTGCTTGCTGCGGCGCAGCCTTAGCAGCAATCTCCGTCTGCATCTCTAGCTTGCTCATCTCCTGCTCCATGCTCTCCAACTGCTCCGTCTCAGCTCTAGCCATTACCTCCTCCACGTCCACCGTGTCATCAAATAGCTCCCCGCGCTCCAGAATCCGCAGCGCTGTCTCCTGATCCAGCAGACCCGAGGTAAACAGGGTATTCACAGCCGTCATCATCTGACCGTCTACCTGCTCCACATCGAAGTCCCGATCAATGCTCACCACAGGCGGCTCCATGCCCATGTAGGCCGCGGCCATATCAAAGCTCTGCTGCAGCGTGCGCTCCAGGTTCACCGATACCACCGACAGCAGGCTGTTGCTATCCAACCTGTCCAGCGCCTTGGCCTTACCTGACTCGACGCCTGACTTTTCCTCGGTCAAAATCGCCATGCCAAGGCTCTTGATCGCATTGGCCAGACCTTCTAGCTCTTCGCGTTGTGCGTCAAACGCACTGCTAGCAGGCTCCACATATTTTGCGTCGCCCTCAGGTGGCATCACCAGGGCGTTGTTCACACTCATGCCTGCAGGGTCAGACTGATCATCCCAACCCTTCAGTACCAGAATCGGCTGCGCCGCGACATGCAACGCCTGCTGCAAATCACTATGCACGCGGTAATAAGCCAGGCTCAGCTGCGCTAGCTCGCCCATCGGCGGGCTGCTCATCAGCGTTGCAATCTTGCCGCTGTAGGTAGTGACCAACGGGATCTCACCGATAGCGATCGGGCCGCTCTCGATAGGTGCCCAGCCGTTGGGTTGCTTCTCCCATAGCTCGTACTTGGTGGGTTCGATCACCCTGACCCGCTCTTTCCCCTCAGTGCCGAACCTGCCCTTTTGCACGACTGCCATCTCGCGCAGCCGTACCTGCTGCAGCTTGTTTGACTCCCGTGGGTCATGACGCCAACCGATGACACTCCAAGGATCCACCGGGACAAAGTACGGACGCAGCTGTGCCTCGGTCTGATCGCGTAACGTCCTGATCCCTTCGCCCTTAGGGAAGTCCACTAGCCATGAGCTAGCGCCATACGCCAAGGACAGGTAGAGCCGATCCCGCACGAATTCATCCAATCCAGTGCCAGCACGGTCTACGTCAGTGGCAAACTCCTCCCAGAAGGTGTCGCCCTCCAGGTTGATAGGACGGCGCATAATCAACCCCGTCGCTACCCGCAGCACCTTGTTAAACAGTGGGGTGTAAACGCTGCGGCTTACCCTGCCGCGATAAGCATCATCCAGCTCTAACGGGTTCTGGGGCAGATACCTGTTGGCATTAGCGCGGATATAAGCCGTTCCTTCCAGACACGCCCTGACCGGTTCCCATTTCGCTGTCTGATGCCAGTATTCAGCGGTTGGCACGCTGGGATCGTCAGCATCGCTGAAGTCATTAACGCTGACCGCACCCTGCCAGTTGGTCCAGTCGCGGCTACCGACGGGTATAGATGCGACCATCTCGCCTAGCAGTCACTACGTTCTTTGCAGTCTACGAGAACCTCAACGCCTGCCTAGCGCGGGTGCGGTTATGACCCTTGGTCTGCCAGGCCGTAATGCCAGCCATTTGCCAACACGCATAACCGAGGGCATCCATCTGGCCGGATAGGTCATCGACACCACCATCCCCTTTTTCTGGGGCCTGCGTTGCCTGGTCGTAGGCGTGCTGCTCAAGCCCTCTCAGCATCAGCTTGCAATCAGGATGCACGAACAGCTTGCGTTCGCCCTTGGCGTTCAAGATCAGGCTGTTGAGCGTCAGCACTCGATCGCGGATGAAGGGATTGCTGGCTTGGGTTTGAAGGCGCAAGCCCGCAGCCTTCATTAGGCCGAAGTCGGAGATGCCCGCGTTCTTGCTGCTGCGGCTTTGGCTACTGGCGTCAGGGCAAACGATCAGCTGGCCGTGGTCAATCCATGGCTGGTACTCCTGCCGCAACCGCTCGATCACGCCTGGAGTGTCGCGTGCCACCCACTCTTGGATCACATGGATGCCATCGGCCTGTTGCACGCAAACGGCCATGACACAGCGATCCACATTGAGATCCAAGCCAATGTGCAAAATATCGCGCTCAGTTGGTGCGTTCTGCTCGCTCCTGTTTAGTTCTCTACCGAACTCGGGATAAACACTTGCCTGCGTCAGGTTCGTGAAGATCCCCCGAATATATGCGTCGAGCAAATTAGGCGGGTACATCGCCCGCATCCCATCAATGAAGTCTGGGGGGAGATATGGATTGTCAGTGCTAGCTGCACGATACAGCTTGCGCCCAGGCTTGTCTGCTTCGTCCTCAAACAATTTCCACATCACTCCATAACCCTCGGGAGTCGAGAACATTCCCAGCTGGCGACGATTGCCGGCGCGAAGACGACCAAGGAACTTATCTACGGCGCGGCTAGCAATCTCTGTTTTGGAAGTATCAATTTCATCCGCGCCGATAAAGCTGGCGTTAATGCCGATGATGCGCTGCCAATTTTCCATGCTGCGACAGAGCACGATGACAGGCCCCATGGGCAGCATCACCTTGAACTCTGGCAACGGGCTGGCTCGGTACTCAAAGGGAATCCCCAGCTCAGTCCAGTAATCCTCCAAACTGCGGATCACCACGTCCCTGACGAGAGGCCCAGTGGGCGCAAAGAGGATCCCAGTGGTATTGGGGTTATCAAGCGCCAGGCAAGTTGTCCAAGCGCACATGGTCCGAGTTTTTCCAGCTCCGTAGCCCGCGCAAAACGCGATGATCCTGTTCTCTACGTCTTCGCAGATAGGTCGTTGATAAGGGAGCAGACCTGAAAGCACCCGCTCTCGGATCTGTTCGACTTCATCAAGGCTGCCAGTAGTGGTTTGAACAGCTTGGATGGGAGGCTCCAGAATCGAGCCTCCTGCGCACCGGTCTAACAGGGTCATGCCGCCATTGTGGCTGGCTCCCACCTGTCCGACTTGCTGATGTTGTCAAAGGCCCAAAGCGGTTGCAGGTTGGTGTAGTGGAAGCACTGACGCTGCTGCTCTGGGTCTGTCAAGTCGAAACTCGTGCAAGGGCGGATGTGGTCAATGTGCCAGCCGTCAATGGCATGGTTGTCCCATGTCATGCCTGGCAAGAATTGCGCCTCCAAATGCGCCATCAATGCAGGGATGCTGCATCCAACCAATTCCATGGTCTTATGAGCTTTTGCTCCGTACTGCTTTTTGATGGCCATGCCAACCCTGCCTGAGAGGGCACACCGAAGCCGATACTGCGGGTCCGCTTGGCGCCTTGTCACTTGATAAGCACGGGAATATGCGCGGATGTCATCGCGGCGGCGCTCACGCTTGGCAGCTTCTTTAGCGCGCACTTCTTCAGTCCGAGGGCGAACGCGAGCCCTGTCCCGAGCCTTGTAAAGCTCAGGCTTGGCTTTACGGGCTTCTTGATGCCATTTGCGGCTAGAAACAGTGGCGCAAACAGAGCAGCCACCAGCTACCAGATGCGGAGCCACGTGCCCCCTTGGGCAGCGGTGGCCCACAAAATAAGTTTTCAGCCCAAGTTCACTTGCCTTTGCCCGTGGCATGTAGCCAGGCAGCCACTGCATCAGAGCGTCACGCTCTTGCCTAACAGCGGCTTGATCCCGTGAGCGTTGAGCGTTGTTGTACGAATGGTTGCATTGCACGGAGCAAAACCGAACCTTCCGAACGGTCACGCGCGGACGGAACTGGCCCTCGCAGTGCTCACACGTTTGCAGTTCAGCTGGGGGCTTGCGAGCAGCAAGCTTTATGCACTCAGTGCAGGCGTTTGGATTGACTCGATACGGGGCGATATGCCCGCGCTTGCAAGTCTTTGCTTCGAAGTAGGTCTTAAGCCCTTGTGCTTGGGCTTCGGCTCGGGTGATGATGTCCATGGTTGCTCGTGGTAGCGAGTGATCCGTGGGGAGGGGGCTGCAACCCGCCTCCCCTTTCATTTGAGGGTAACCCCTACGCAGCCATAGGGTCAACCCCTAAAGCGCTTGAAGCGTCACGCAGGTTCGCCGCGCGTAGCTGTCCTTCCTTCTCTTCTGTTAAGTGGTGGCTAGTCACGAAGCAGCAGTTGGTAATGCCGTGTTCTGTCAGGCAGACGCGGATCAGCTCGTTATCGAGAACGTCTACCTGCAGGGTCATTACTTGTTAGCTCCCATGCCAATGAGTTCCGACTCAAGGCGCACGCAGTTCAACGCGACCATGAGCTGACCACGCTTTTCAGCCTGCTGGCCAAGGCGCCGGATGCGCTGCAAGGCTTCAGCGAGGTAAGCGGGGCGGGACATGTCGCAGTCCGCTTCTAGGACTTCGCGAGCGCGAGCGATGTAGGTATCAGCCTGGCGCTCAGAGACCTGCCATAGGTCTGCGGCATGTTGCAGGACTTGAGCACGAGAGTAGCCCCGAGTCAGGAGGCCGTAAACCTCGTTGACGCGGAGCTTGAGTTCAGCGTTAGTGGACTTGTTAGCCACTGCAGTATTTGCCTCCGTGCGGTGAGTCTAGGGTGCGTCAGTTGGGTAAGGCGCCCAGAGACCTGTGTAGAGGCCGTTCATTTTGGAATTTGGGTTGTCGCGGCCGGCGAATTTGTAGAGCATGTCGAGTGCGATCACGCGATTCTCCATGGCCTTTACATCAGTGGCGCCGAAGGCGGTGGTGTCGGTTTGGAGGTCTCGTACTTGCTGCTCTGGGGTCATAGGGAGATGAGTGTGAGGAGGACGCCTGGGGCTTCATCACCAACGGTGTAGCGCTTAGCGATGTTCCAGGAGGTGATTTGCTGATCGCCGCGGACGAGACCGGATTCTTCGATGCCATCGCCTAGGGCGCGGGCGACTTTATCGATATCAGGTTTGACAGCGTGGTAGATGGGTGCTGATGGCTTGAGGGTATCAGCGTTACGCCCGGTGCCGTAATGGGATTGTGGGCGAGGGAAGCGAACGGTAGCTGTTACTGAGACGGGTAGGGAGGGATCCCAGTCTTTGGGTTTAGCGGCGAGGATGGCTGAGACGACGGTGTACCGCCAGGGTTTGAGCTTGGCGTGATTGGAGTGCCTGAGCCCTTTGCCGAAGCCATTAGAGACCATGCTGCCCTGTGGGATAGGGAGGCCGTCGATGTTGAC